CTAAAGTGGTAATTCGTTAATCATGTCAACAACTTTGTCTTTCATTTTGTTTGTGACATGCGTATAAATTTTCATTGTGGTGTCACTGTCCTCGTGTCCAACACGGTCCATGATAGCTTTTAAGGGAACACCTTTTTCAGCTAAATAACTAACAAGCGTGTGCCTAAAAATATGTGAGCTGATAGGTTTATTAATCGGGTGTTCTAGCCGCTGATTAGCGGCCTTGATAGATTCATTAAATGAATTACGTTGGATAGGCACTCCACGATTAGTTACAAATATGTAGCTACGGTCCATAGTTATCCAATTAGGATTTAAACTTTTGTTTAAATCTCGAATCTTAATAGCTTCATCTAATATTTCTGATTCTCGTTTTGATAACTTATTGCTACGATAGCCAGCAGGTGTTTTGGGTGGTTCTTTTTTTGCTTTCTTGTATCCTTGGACACTGTCCAAAGTGCCAAAAATATCTACAAAATTATCGTCTTTACGGTAATTAATATCTTCTAAAGCAACGACTTCACCAATACGTGCACCATCTAAAAATAGAAATTCAGCAATCAGTGCATTCAAGTAAGTCCGTTTCGTGCGTCGTAATTCTTGAATCAATGGTATTAACTCTGTTTCAATTTCCAGATATTTGTTCTTGATTTTTTCGTAATCTTCAATGGTTAGAACTTTTTTAGGAAGTTTTGCTTGTCTAGCAGGGTTCATCTTGAGATGCCCAATAGTTACAGCGTAATCAAAAGATAGGTTTAGTATTGATTTAACGCGCTCTAATTTTGGGCGTGAAATATCAAGTTTGTTTATATAGTCTTGAACATAAAGAGTATCAATCTTCGTAATTTTTGTTTTTAAACCAAAAGTTTCACGTACTAGTCTAACATTACTTGTGAGAGCACTAATAGAAGTACGCCTGATTTCTTTTTTGTGAAATTCCCACCATGAATCTAAAACGTCAGTGAAGTAAGCATCAGAAGTTTTTAAGTTTCCTAAAGCTGTTTTGATTTTTTCTTCAAGAATTTTTTGAGCTTCCTTTTTCGCTCGGTTAGAAGCACTTTCAAGTGTTACAGATACTTTGCGCCATTTTTCGGTATATGGGTCTTTGTAGCGCTCGAAATACTTATATTTGCCGTTGGATAATTCTTCAATCCACATTGTTTTTACCTCACTTTTTTGTTAAAATGGGTATAGGAAAAACGCCCATTTAATGGCTTTTTTCTATACCAATTTTTTTTATCCTCATGTTCTAGTTTGGCGACGGGAGCATGAGGATTTTTTGTTTTTAAATATTTTTTTAATATTTTAGCTATTGTCTACTTTTAATTTCATTTTTTTGTTGAGAACACCACTTTCTTCAGCTAAAGTAGTATCATCCTCGGATTTTAGGTAGAGATTTGGTGAATTTGTATAACCTAAATCATAACCGTTTTCGATTGCCCATTTATTGAAATAATTTTCTTTGGCCTCAAGAACTGTATCAGCTAGTTTTTGAAGATTTACATTCGTTTCGTATCTGAAATCTTGCGGAACAATAACATAAATTAGGTTATCGCCGTAGTATTGTACACTAACACTAACATTTGTACCGTTATCTGCAAGAGATTGATTTAGAGCATTCATGAATGCTGTTGCAAATGCTGCATTAGATTCTTCGGTGTATTCTGGTCCATCGTTTTGAGTTGTCGGCTCAGTTGATTCCTCTGTCTTAGAAGAACTTTCTGTAGTTGTTTCTAATTTGCTACTTGAGGATGATGAGCTTTCTTTGTTTTTAGATGAACTAGAAGATGTTGCAATAGTTGAAGAAGCAGTAGTTGTTGAAGCGCTGTTGTTATCTTTAAAAACGGCTGGCGTAATAAAGATAGTTCCTAGCAAGCCAACGGCAGCAACTGCAATAGAGATGTTTCTCTTTTTAAGATCCGGTTTCTTTTTAGTAAAGTACCAAATTGCACCAAGACCACCAATAAATGCTACTGGCATTAGAATTGCAGCGATAGCGACGACCAAAGCAATTACTAGGATAATCAGAATGATTTTTCCTGCTCCGCTCTTTTTCATTTTTTTCTCCATTCTCCAGCTTTTAGTGTGGTTCAGTTATTGCACATAGTTTTAAACGATATCCATTAAATTATAATATTCATCAATGACCATACACTCATCAGCTACAGTTGTTAGCTGATGTCTTTGCATGAAATTGACATAATTGAATTCACAATCCAACTCTTCAAGCTCTTCTTTTAGTAGAAGACGAATCATGTTCCGATTAGCCTGTAACTCAAATTGTTCATGACGTCTTTGGTATTGATTTGAATCGTGGTCAAGATGTCCAAGTTCATGATAGACAACTTTCTTCATAGCTTCGTCCGAAAGTAATTTATTAATAAATATGACGTTTATTTCATCAATATAAATTCCAGGTCGTGGCCACAGGTCGTTATCAAAATAAGCTAGTGTGACTCCGTATGAGTCAACGAGTTCTTCAATAGTCATAAAATTTTTATTCCTTAAAGGCTTTTTCTAGAATATATGTTACAATATGACTAGTAAGTAATGATAGAAAAGGAGATGGTGAAATTGTTCAATAAGAAGTTTTTCCATTATAAGTCAAAGCATCTTGTCGAAATAATAATCAATTTTTCTATTTTTTTATTTATTTGGTCAATTTCACTAAGAATATTTGAGTTATTCAATCCAATATCATTTAGTCAATTTATCCTATCGTTTCTTTTAACTTTAATAATAAAATCCTTAATCAAGTATGAGTTTCGATAACTCGTACTTTTTTAATTGTGTTCATTATCATCATCGTGACTATCGTTTGGTGTACTAGAAACGACAGATTCTAATGCGTTCTCTAACTTATCTGGAACCTCAATACCTAAAGCGGAGATAGGAACCTGGAGTTCTTTTGATACCCTGGCAGCTTCTTTGATTAGTTCAAGTTGTTCTTTATCATTTGCAATCTGCTCACTACGCTTCTTGGTTTTATAAGACTGGATGCTAGAGATTATACCTGGAGCTTCAAATGTTTTACCCATGAAGGTAACTTTACCGCCCATGAAAGTTATTCCTCCTGCAGAAATTAATCCAAATAAATATAGACCATTTATCACAATATGTGAGATGAATTCAATATCTCCTGGGGATTGGACATTTGTTTTAACATCCAATTTGTTATCTGGAAATAGCATTCGATTAAGTAATGAATATTGATAAATAAACTGGCCTAAGCTTTCACTTGAGATGTCATCTGTTTCAGTCACTTTAAATGAAATATAAAATTTGTCATCCTCGATATAATATCTATATAGTGCACGGTTAATAAATGGCTTATAATCATTGATATCCGACAAAGTATTGTGAGTATAAATCATCTTATACAGTGCACTATCCGCATCCGATCTGTTGAATCGGTTAATCCACTTGACTTTTATTCGTTTTATATAATTTGATCTATGGTAATCTCCAGACTCCTTTTCTTTTGGAATTGAATTTATAGTGTCTTCGTAAGGATGTCCAACTACTTTGCCGACGATAAATCTTTCAGAGTGTTCCGAGGGAACGACTACAATATCATTCACTTTTATTTTATTTACAAAACGGAGTAGTTGTCCAGCGATACTTCCATAGGATTGCTCACTTATTTCCTGACCGTTATCTGTTTTCAGCTTTTTACGGAGAGTATTTTTCAGAATTTCTGAATCATTGTTAGCTGATTTTATATCATCAAGACTAATTTCATTCCATGCAATGCCAATATAACTATTAATATTAAAGTCGGTAAAAAACTCCCCAGAATTAGACCTAACAAGCCAATAATCACTAGATGAGTTTATTGTGGGGATGGTTTTAATCACTTCATCAAAAATCTTTTCAATACCCATGCCACTATCTCCCTTTCAAATAAATCTCGATGATATTTGTGATGGCATCGACGTCTTCATCTGTGAGGGGTTTTCCGTCGAATGTTTTTGCATTTTCTGCCATTCTACGCAAATCTTCAGTAGTATATCCAGCAGCTTCATTAGAAGCGATTTTGGGGTTGTCAGTACGACCTAACAAATAGTCAGTAGACACATTGAAGTAATCAGCGATTAATTGCAACCGTTCGGCAGAAGGTTGGTTTCTTTTGATTGCGTAAATAGCATTCTTACTTAATTCTAGTTTTTCCTCTAATTTAGAAATTGAAATTCCTCTATTGTTAGCGAGTTCCTTAATCCTGTCAAATGTTGAAAACATTGATTTATCAACCTTTCTAAGAGATTGACAAAAAATATTTAGAGAATTTTATAGAAATCTGTTGACAAACAGAAGAGAATACTCTAAAATAGTTTTTGTAAGTTAAAGAGTTAGTAAAACAACTTGTTAAAACTTATCAAAATTCAATATAGCTTTGGCGAGCGACAACAATTGATTTAATATTGTTTTATCAAGTATTTTCTCTATGCTCTTATTGTAGAGTATTCTCTATTTTATGTCAATGGTTTTTACTAACTTTTTAACTAATATTATATATTTTTTAGAAAGGAGTAAATATGAGCTTACAACACCAAAAATGGCTGACGCTAGTTCAAGAAAAAATGACACAAAAAGGTTGGTCAAAAAGTGATTTAGCACAAGTGTGTGGTGTTTCACCAGCAATGATTACAAGACTTTTGAAAGAAGGCTATGGCAGCGATAGTTTTAAATTGCTAGTATCAAAAAAACTTGGCATTCGAGAGCCCTGGGAAGAATTCGAAGAAAATTAGTATTATTCTCTCTCAGCTAGTAGTTATAGCTCTAGCAAGTTATCAAACAACAATTACGCAGTTTATTGATTATGGTCTCCTATTAATATTTTTTATCAATATATTTCCTCCCAAGATACAGCAAAACTTGCTAGGGCTATAACTGCTAGTTGAGAGCAGTAGAACAAAAAGAAAGGAGCAAAAGCCTATGGAAAATTTAGCAAAAGAAGTGGAAGACTTAGTTAAAGTCAAAGCTACACAAGCATTGGTTCAATCTGAAACTTATCAGGAAGCCATTCTATTAGTCGGACAAAATGCAAGTTTAACTGAACATGGTCAGGCTATTAAAAAAGCTATTCAAGCTGAAATCGCAAGTCAAGCATTGAATAGCAAGATTAATTATAATTCTTCAACTTTAACTACAGCTGAAGAAGAGTAAACAACTGATGGATTTTCAACATCATAAAAAAATGAACTATTTACAAGCAATGTAGTAAAACTTGGAATTAATCCTTCTCGAATGTGGTTCCAAAGTGAAAAGAATTCACCTAATGAAGTTTCATTATCTCTTTTTACAATAGTTTGAAAACCTTGTTCTTCGTGAAAAATAATAGTTGAACCATCAGCAAACGTTACTTTAATTTTGGGCATAACTTTCACCTCCTTTCCAAAAATATTATATCACGGAAAGAGGTTAACTATAGAAAGGACGGTGCATGTATTTTGGACACAAAAAAGCGACTGACGGCAATCAGTCACTAACAAAAATAAACTTAACTAGATTATATCACATTTAAAAGGAGCACGCTATGCCGAAAGTCGAAATAACTTACAAGGCTGTCGGAATCAACGAAGATGCTGAATGGGGCGATTATGATCACTTGATGCAACGTTGGGAAGGTTTGAGCAAGAGCGTTGCCAAACAGTGGGCAGCCGAAATGCGTGAGCATCCAGAGTTTAGGAAATACATCGACAATCCTACACATCGAATAGTTTTTATCAATTACAAAGGATTTGAGCTATTTGTTAAATGGAAATCACGTAACCGATATTTGAGTAAAAAAGAAACATTAGCAGAAATGCTAAAAAACATGAAATTAGAAGCAGAGGTTTTATTATGACATTATTTAACTGGATTTTTACAAAACCTAACAAACAAGAAACTACTCAACCAGAATTCGTGTTTGAAAGTTGGGAAACAAAAGCAAAACGTTACGACAATGTTATTAAAGCGCAAAATGCTATGACACGATACATTCAAAGAGGTTGACATGATACAAGAAGTTATTAACGAAAATGAGTTCTTGAAAGACGAAAACAAACGTCTAAACAACGAACTGACAAAACATTACTTTGCGACAGTCGCAAAAGCAAATTTACTCGACATTATCATTGCTGAGGGCTATATCTTGCCATCAACGCTTGATAAATGTATCAATCAACTTGATGAAGTTGACCAACTAGAAATTAGAAAGGTTATGACAAAATGAGATTGGCAAAACAAAAATTAGGAGCTCAACAAAATGGATATGGTCGTATTGGGTGTGATATTGATATTTACAATGAAATCGCTGAAATTGCAGACAAATGTGGTTATACATTGACAAGTGTAACGAATGCACTGCTTGGCTTCGCTTTAGAAAACAGTGAAATTATCACGGAGACTAAAACGGTAGAAGTTAATACATTCAGAATTGGAAGTGAGGATTTTGATGGTAACAATCAATAAATTAGAAATTGAAAACGTCAAACGGATTAAAGCGGTCAAAATTGAACCGTCGGCAAGCGGTTTGACTGTAATTGGTGGAAATAATAACCAAGGCAAGACCAGCGTTTTGGACAGCATTGCTTGGGCTCTTGGTGGTAACAAATACAAACCAAGTCAAGCAGAGCGTGAAGGTTCAATGGTACCACCAACACTAAAAGTAACACTTTCGAACGGTCTTATCGTTGAACGTAAAGGTAAGAACAGCTCGCTTAAAGTCATTGACCCTAACGGTCAAAAAGCAGGACAACAGTTGCTTGATAGCTTTGTAGAAGAATTAGCTATCAATTTACCGAAGTTCATGGAAAGCACACCAAAAGACAAGGCTAACACGCTACTTCAAATTATCGGCGTTGGTGACCAGCTAGCTGAATTGGAGCTAAAAGAAAAGGAAATCTACCATCAACGCCATGCGATTGGTGTGATTGCTGACCAGAAGGAGAAGTTTGCAAAAGAACAGCCATATTATCCAGATGCACCGAAAGAACTGGTTAGTATTTCAGAACTTATCCAACAACAGCAAGCTATCTTAGCTAAGAACGGTGAGAATGCTCGTAAACGTCAAAACGTGACAGTTATTCAACAAAACTACGACTTTAAAAAAGCCGAAGTAGAGGACTTCAAGCAAAAATTGAAACAAGCAGAAGCACAATTGGCACAGCTTGAAAATGATTTGTCTATTGCACAGACTGACGCTATGGACTTGCACGACGAGTCAACAGCTGAAATTGAAGAAAACATTGCACGTATTGACGAAACTAACAGACGTGTTCGCGCTAACTTAGATAAAGATAAAGCCGAAGACGACGCCAAACAACAGCGTGAACAATACAATCAATTGACTAACGAAATCGAAGCTGTTCGTCAACAGAAAACAGATTTGTTAACTAACGCAGACTTGCCACTTGAAGGCTTATCAGTATCTGACGGTAAGCTACTATATCAAGGGCAAGAATGGGATAACATGTCTGGTAGTCAACAACTTATGGTGGCTACTGCGATTGTTCGTAAACTCAAACCAGAATGTGGCTTTGTTTTAATTGACAAGTTGGAACAAATGGACCAAATCACACTTGAACAATTTGGCGCTTGGCTAGAACAAGAAGGTTTACAAGCCATTGCCACAAGGGTATCAACTGGTGAAGAGTGTGCTGTGATAATCGAGGACGGTTATTCAGTTGTTAACGAAGCACATCAACAATCAACAACAGCTAAGCCAGCATTTACAGCAGGTACATTTTAAGAAATAGGAGAAAAAAACAATGAAACAAACTGAAACATTTATCGTCTTTCGTGATAAAGAAAGCGGTCGCTTTTTAACTGAGTATAAAAACAACGAAGATGTTCTGGCATTCACAGCAAGCTATAAAAAAGAAATTCAATCAGCACTTTTTATTCCTGAAAAATATTTTGAAAAAGATAAAGAAAAATACGACGGTTTGCTACAAGCTCTTAGAGCAGAAGCGCTTAAAGTTGAAGCAGAATACACGCTCACAACACTTGATGGTGAAGAACCAAAAAAAATCAACTATGACGAAACTAAAGCGACATTTGCTAAACTTGCTAGTATTTTCGGAGGTGACGATTAATGCAAATTACAAAAGGAAAACGCGCACGAGCTCAAAAAGTAGTCGTTTATGGTCCTGAAGGTATTGGTAAGTCAACCTTTGCGGCACAATTTCCAGAAACGCTATTTATCGACACGGAAGGCTCAACCGACAACATGGACGTTTCACGCTTGGATAAACCGTCAAGCTATACCATGTTGAAAAATGAAATTGCTTGGGTGAAAGCTAATCCAACTGTTTGTAAGACGCTTGTCATTGATACGATTGACTGGGCAGAAAGTTTAGTCATTGCAGATGTCTGCGCACAACATGGCAAGAAAGGTATTGAGGATTTCGGTTGGGGGAATGGCTACACATACACTAAGGAAGAAATGGGGCGTTTGCTCAATCAACTTGGTGAATTGGTCGATTTAGGTATCAACGTTGTGTTAACAGCGCACGCTCAAATGCGTAAATTTGAACAGCCAGACGAAATGGGGTCTTACGACCGTTGGGAACTTAAACTTGGTAAAAAGACAAGTTCACAGACGGCACCGTTAGTTAAAGAATGGGCTGATATGGTTTTGTTTGCCAATTATAAAACAGTCGTCATGACAGCCGATAACGGTAAGAAAAAGGCTACTGGTGGGCAACGTGTTCTATACACGCAACACCACCCAGCTTGGGACGCTAAAAATCGTCATGGTTTACCAGAGGAAATGACGTTTGATTATGCAGGTATTGCACACATCTTTAATCAAGCAACGGTACAACCACAGCCTACACCTCAACCACAACCACAACAACCAGTGCCAGAACCTGCTCCACAAGCACCAGCACAGGAACAAACACCAACTGCTGAACCAGCGCCAGAGGCTCAACCACAGGCGCAAGAAACGCCACAGCAACCGTCACAAGCGCCTGAAAGCTTAACGCAGCCTGCGCCAGAACGTCAACCTTACCAAGAGCCTAATTTAGCCTTGCCACAAGCTCTGCGTGATTTGATGATACAAAATCAAGTCACAGAGCTTGAAGTCCAAAAGGCAGTTGCTCAAAAGGGTTACTATCCAGAAGACACGCCAGTTATCATGTATGACCCAGGATTTATTGACGGTGTTCTTATTGGCGCTTGGGAACAAGTGTTTAGCATGATTAAAGATAATCGTATCTTGCCATTTTAGAAAGGAATCACAATGGATAAAACAATTAAATTAGACTTGTCAGCTATCGGTGAAGGGAGTCTACAAGAAAAAGTAGACAAAGAACTTGAAAAAATCTTTGACAACATTCTTGATCCAAATACTGAAAGCAAGCCAGCGCGTAAGTTAACGATTACGCTCACAATGAAAGCTGACGAAAGTCGTCAGACTGTCAGCACAGCAATGGAAGTGAAATCAACACTAGCACCTCAAAAAGGTGCAGCAACAACCGTCCTTGTTGGTCAGAAAGACGGTAAGGTCTACGCTAACGAATTGCTTAGTAGCGTTCCTGGTCAAACCTATTTCGACAATGAAGCGGTCTTGCGTACCGATATTGGCGAACCAATCGAAGCGCTAGAAAAAGGCATTAATGAAGATGTCATTGATTTTAATAAACAGAAAGCAGGTAATTAATTATGTCAGAAAACATTAAAGAAGCTATTGCATACGGCGTTGAGTTAGCAAGCCGTGAAGAAAAAATCATCACAGTTGATGACAAACACTACTATGATGATTCAAAAGCTAATCTTGTTGAGCTTGAACCGAAATTTTATCCAGATGTACTTGAATTATGCACGCTTGATAGTTTAGTCGACTACCTTAAATCAGGACTTAACAACACTAGCTATCAACGTTTAATGGTTATTGTGGAAAGTCCAACTCAAGTGTCTGTCTATACTGAAGATGATGAAAAAGCAGTACGTACACGTCTTGTTAGCGTTGAAGCACGTAACCCAAGCATTCGATACGGTTACTACATGTCATCAACTGACTTCAACGTTTACCTACAATCGAAATTTGAGGATACAGATGACCGTGACGTTGTTTTGAATTTTGCAAGCGCGCTTAAAATTGACAATGGTTCAGAAATTGTTGATAACGGTGTTAGCCAAACAACGACTGTCAAAACTGGGGTAGCTAACTTAGCAAAAGCTAAAGCACCAAACCCAGTCATGCTACGTCCATATCGCACATTTGCAGAGGTGGAACAACCAGCTAGCCAATTTGTTTTTCGTATTGATAAAAATGCAGAAATGGCATTATTTAGCGCAGATGGTGGCAAATGGCGCTTAGATGCAATCAACAACGTTGCTAACTACTTGAAAGCACAACTTGCAGAACAAAGCAATATTACAATTTTAGCTTAATCAAAAAGGAGAAATTAACATGACACAATTTAACAATAACTTTGACCATGAATTAGGTTGGGATGATGAAATCGTAACGGACGCTAAAGAATTCGTACAGCTCACGCCTGGAGACTATCAATTTACTGTTACTAACCTGGAACGTGGACGTCACACGCCAAACCCACAAAATCCAGGGAAATTGCCAGCTTGCAACAAAGCAACTGTCACTATTGTGATTGAAACCGCTGAAGGTGAAGCACAATTAACACACAACTTATTCTTGCACACGTCAACAGAAGGTATGCTGTCAGCGTTCTTTGGTGCTATCGGTCAAAAGAAACACGGTGAACCACTTCGTATGAATTGGAATAGTGTCATTGGCGCAAAAGGTGTTTGCCGTATCAACAAACGTAAAGGTACTGGGCAATATGCTGACCGCGAATACGACAATATTCGAGCAATGATTTACGCTGATGACGTTGATTGGACTAAAGTATTGAATGCAAACGTGCAAGGTCAACCACAACAACCTACATATCAACAACCAATGCAACCAACAGCACCTCAACAATACCCACAACAACCACAAACACCGCAACAACCTGCAGGTTTTCAAGCTGGGCAATTTTAAGAGGTAGCTAACAATGAAAACAAGAAAATTAAAGAATGATTTAATTGGTCAGACTTTTGGTTTTCTAAGGGTATTACGCCGTTCCGAAGATGTCGGGAACGGTCGTAAGCCTGTTGTTAAGTTTGTCTGCGAGTGCAAATGCGGAAAAACTATTCATGTTAAATCAGATTCCTTACTATCTGGTCACACAGTAAGTTGTGGATGTAAAAAAGTAAAACATGGATTTTCACACAAGGAGCGTTTATACCAAACATGGCTTAATATGCGTCAAAGATGTAATAATCCTAATCGTCTAGATTTTGCAAGATATGGTGATAGAGGGGTAAAGATTTGTGACGAATGGCAGGATTATTCAAAATTCAGAGAATGGTCATTATCACACGGATATGCCGACAACTTATCGATTGACCGCATTGATGTTAATGGTAATTATGAACCCTCTAATTGCAGGTGGGTAGATAACTATATTCAAGCAAACAACACTCGTAAAAATCATTTGATTACATTTGAAGGCAAAACTTATACAATGGCAGAACTTGCCAGAAAGCTAGGGGTATCTTATGCAGCATTACAGCACAGAGTAGAGCGAGGTTGGACGATTGATAGAATCGTCAACACACCTCAAAGGAGTTGGTGAAATGGAATTACGAAGCTATCAGCAAGAAAGTATTGACTCTATTTTGTCAGAATGGGAGCAAGGTCATAAAAGAACGTTATTAGTTTTGCCAACAGGGTGTGGGAAAACCGTAGTCTTTACTAAGTTAACCGAGGAATTGGTTAGGCAAGGAAAACGTGTTCTTATTTTAGCTCACCGCTCGGAATTGCTAGAACAAGCAGCAGATAAATTAAAAAAAGTTACTGGGCTTGGTGCCTCGGTCGAAAAAGCTGAGCAGACTTCGCAAGGGTCATGGTATCGTGTAACTGTTGGTAGTGTCCAAACGCTTCAAAGAGATAAACGACTTGAACAATTTCCAAAAGATTATTGGGATGTCATTATTGTAGACGAAGCGCACCATATTTTAGCTGATGGTTACCAAAAAGTAATGAATTACTTTGATTGCGCAGATGTATTGGGAGTTACAGCTACAGCTGACAGATCTGATCGTCGCAATCTAGGCGAATATTTCGATAGTCTAGCTTACGAGTATTCGATTGTTGATGCTATCAAATCTGGCTATTTGTCAAAAATCACAGCAGTTACTATCCCGTTGACGTTGGATTTATCAAGTGTTAGTCAACAAGCGGGTGATTTCAAGGCTAGCGAAGTTGGAACAGCGTTAGATCCATATTTGGAACAAATCGCAGATGAAATGGTTAAGCAATGTTCAGACAGGAAAACAGTTGTATTCTTACCATTGGTAAAGACGTCTAAGAAATTCCGTGACATTTTAAACAAGAAGGGCTTTAAAGCTGCTGAAGTTAACGGCGAGTCTGAAGACCGTGCAGAGGTCTTAGAAGATTTTGATAAAGGCAAATACAATGTTCTTTGCAATTCCATGCTACTAACTGAAGGTTGGGACTGTCCAACTGTTGACTGTGTTGTAGTATTACGACCGACTAAAGTCAGGGCGCTGTACAGTCAAATGGTAGGGCGTGGTACACGTTTAGCTGAAGGTAAAGAGAATTTGTTGATTCTGGATTTTCTTTGGCACACAGAACGTCACGAGCTATGTAGGCCAGCGCATTTAATCACAGATAGTCCTGAAGTGGCTAAGAAGATGGTCGAAAACATGGCTGAGCAGACTAACCAACAATTTGAATTGCTGGAAGCTGAAGAAACAGCTAGCAAGGATGTTGTGGCGGAACGTGAAGAAGCACTTGCAAAACAATTGTCAGAAATGCGCAAGCGTAAACGTCGATTAGTTGACCCACTACAGTTTGAAATGTCTATCCAAGCAGAAGATTTAGCGGACTACGTGCCAGCCTTTGGAATTGAGATGACACCACCAACAGACAAGCAGTTAAAAGCATTAGAGAAGTTTGGTATCTTTACGGATGACATTGGTAACTTTGGTAAGGCTAGCAAATTGTTAGACAGACTTAAGAAACGTCAAACAGAAGGCCTTACAACACCTAAACAAATTCGATTATTAGAACGCTACGGTTTTAAGAATGTTGGTATGTGGACATTTGACGGCGCAAGTAATCTAATCAATCGCATTGCAGCTAATGGTTGGCGTGTTCCTCGTGGTATTCGACCAGCGGAATTTAAACCAGAATAAATAAGAAAGGATAAACATGGCAGAGAGAGATTTTGAACTGCTACCATTGCTGGATTATATCAATCCTGCCATGGTAGATTATGCGACTTGGTGCCAAATTGGTATGGCTTTGAAACACGAAGGTTATACCGCTATGGACTGGGATAACTGGTCACAAGCTGATACACGTTATAAACGTGGAGAGTGTTTCAAAAAATGGGATACTTTCAACGAAGAAGCAGGTAGTGTCGTAACAGGAGCTACTATCACGCAGCTAGCAAAGGATAATGGCTGGCAACCTGCGTCAAGTGGTCGTGGTGATTTCCATGAGCTGGATTGGGAAGATACCATTGACCGTGACTATCAAATCGTTGATAAGAACTGGATTGAATCCAAAGAAATCAGAGAGCCATTAAATTGGCAACCTGCACAAGATTTGATTAGATATCTAGAAACCTTGTTTGATTCAACGGATCTAGTCGGCTACGTGACTGCGACATATCCAATTGAAACAGACAATGGCACGATTTATAAGCCAACACAAGGGAATTTTGATAGGACAGCTGGTGAGCTTATCCAATTGTTGCAAAAAACACCTGACGATATTGGAGCTGTCTTTGGTGATTATAAGGAAGAAGCAGGTGCGTGGATTCGTTTCAATCCACTTGACGGGAAAGGCGTTAAGAACGACAACGTCACAGATTATCGCTATGCGCTAGTCGAATCAGATACATTAGACATTGGTAAGCAATATGCGCTGTTTAAAGAGTTAGAGTTACCAATTGCAACGCTTGTCCATTCTGGTAAGAAATCATTGCACGCAGTCGTGAAAGTAGATGCGCGTGATTATCAAGAGTACAGGAAACGTGTTGATTACATATATCAAATCTGTAAGAAGAATGGGCTTGATATTGATACGCAGAACCGCAATCCTAGCCGTCTATCACGCATGCCAGGTGTCACACGTAACGGACACAAACAATTTTTGATTGACACCAACATTGGTAAAGCAAATTATGATGAATGGTATCAGTGGGTCGAAGATTTAAACGACGACTTACCAGACCCTGAAGGACTGTTAGACAGCTGGAACGACATGCCAGACTTAGCACCAGAATTGATTCACGGCGTGTTGCGTCAAGGACATAAGATGCTTATCGCTGGTCCTTCCAAAGCTGGAAAATCATTCGCCTTGATTGAGTTATCGATTGCGATTGCAGAAGGTAGCAAGTGGTTAGGTTGGCAATGTGAGCAAGGACGCGTCTTATATGTCAATCTGGAACTTGATAGACCGTCAGCGCTACACCGTTTTAAAGATGTGTATGAAGCTATGGGACTTCAATCAAACAACGTCCAAAACATTGACGTCTGGAACTTGCGTGGTAAGACCGTTCCAATGGATAAACTAGCGCCGAAGCTAATCAGACGTTCGCTTAAAAAGAATTATCAAGCTGTTATCATTGATCCAATCTATAAAGTTTTAACAGGTGACGAAAACAGCGCAGACCAAATGGCACACTTTACCAATCAGTTTGACAAAGTAGCAACTGAGCTAGGTTGTAGTGTGATTTACTGTCACCACCATTCAAAAGGTGCTCAAGGTGGCAAGAAATCAATGGACCGTGCTAGCGGTTCGGGAGTGTTTGCTCGTGATCCAGACGCGTTGATTGACTTAGTCGAACTTGAACTAAACGACAATCTGATTAAACAACGTACTGACAAAGCGAAATGCGACGTGTTTAAACGTGCTATCCAAGAAAAGAACCTAGACTATTACCAGCATGAAATCACACTTGATGACTTGCAAAGTGTCGCACAGATGAGTAAACATTTTGACAAAGCACTTGACGACATCATGGTCAGAAAGCCATACTTGCACGAAGTCCAGCAAGTCGAAGAATCTATCAAGATTGCCACAGCATGGCGTGTTGAAGGGACGCTTCGTGAGTTTGCGAAATTCCCACCAGTCAACATGTGGTTTACTTATCCAGTGCATGATGTGGATACGACGGGCGTTCTTGCGGATATTCAGTTGGAAGATGACAAGCCGAACTGGCAAAAAGCTGCTAAAAAAGCTCGTGAAGGTCGTAAGTCAGCTGAGCAAAACTTGGAAGAACGCAATCAAATATTAGAGGATGCGTATAATACTCAAAAAGATTTTAACCCAGATGGTCCAGTCACCAAAGAAGACATTGCTAATTTGACAGGTGTAAAAATACGAACTGTCGAAAAATATGTCAGAGAGCATGAAGATTTTGTTCTAAAAAATGGGAATATCATCAAAATAAATTAGCAAAAAATCTACACACTTCAATAAAAAGTGCTATGTAAAAAAATCACTTTTAAGCAGTTTTTTATTAAGCTATAGCATGTTATAGCATCAATATATGTCGTGTAGAAAAATCAGTTTTCTGTAATGTATGTATGTCGTGTAAAAAAATCACTTTTAAGCAGTTTTTTATTAAAAAAGTGAGCTACAGCACGGGGTAAACCCCAAGTTTGGGGAGTGTTTTGGATTCGCATGTGTGAAAGTCGAATGTTAGGAAAGATTGGGCGACTAAGCTACGCCCAAATCATTTCCCAACAACTTTCGACAAGCGCGTGACTGCGAATGACCAAAAGCAGTCATAAATCAAAAAGTAGAAAAATGAGGTGGAAATATGAACAAACAAGAAGCGATTGAAGAAATCAAAGACGAAATAAAAAGAAATGGCAAGCGTAGCGGAAGTTTAGATTATTTAAACGGTAAACGCGATGGATTGGTGGATGCTTTGAAAATTATCAAGCAAATTGACGAGCCAAAAAAGGCAGTTGTACCACAGTATATTGATACATGGATTCAAGGTGCAGAATATAATGGTTTTGATTTGTATGAAGCAATGACTGATGAAACCCCGGATAAAGTATCTACTTGGATTGTCTGCAATCCAGAAACATTTGCTAAAGCTTGGATTTACGGCTATGAAATTGAGAAAGAGAAGTTGTATACAGCTAAGAACAAGATAACCAATTCTTATCTTGGAAAGAATGGCGGTTGGAGTCATTACGGACGTGCATGTAGTCCAGAAATTATAAAGCACTCTAAGAGCACTTGGAGATCACTTGGTGTGTGGGATAATGACTTATACGAAATTGCAGAGGTAAAAGATGATTGAATTCTTTATCCCAATGAAGAAAATTCCAACAGTTACTCACCAGCAAAAGAAAGTTCGTGTTATACATGGTAAGCCACAATTCTATGAGCCAGACGAGCTAAAGGAAACGCGGGCAATGTTCATGAATTTGTTAGCATCATATGCACCAGATGAACCGCTAGACGGTCCGTTGAGGTTGACGACTAAATGGCTGTTTCCAAAAATCAAAGGTACGACTAACGGTCAGTACAAGCATACAAAGCCTGATACAGATAATCTTGTTAAGTTGCTAAAAGATTGCATGGAAAGAACAGGATTCTATGTCAATGATTCAAGAGTGGCTAGTGAGATAATCGAAAAATTTTGGGCTGATACGGTTGGAATTTATGTGAGGTTAGAAAACTTATGAGTAAACATATGAATAACTTAAGAGCTAAGCACGCTGTGACGTTTTCAGAACACCACACAGAAAATGCGCTAGAAACCTTAGATGTGTTCATTGCGTGGACGAAAGAAAAGCAGCTTAAAAGCTATCTTGAGATTGCTAAATTGCTGTATGTGCCACCAAATGAGGTACAAAAATTACTAACACGAGCCAAATTGCCAGATGAGCGTATTGAAAAGCGAATGAAAGAGGTTATGCGTCATGAAGATTGATTATATTGATTTCTTTCAAAATGAAGTCACAGCATGGATGATGGCTAGCAATATGAAATCACAAGAAGTTGGTTTTGGAAGTCTCGCTTACTGGGAATGGGCTAATCAGACCATTGTGGCTATCTGCGAGAAATACGGTAATGATGAATTGGTTAACGGTCAGTTTCACTTAATCTGGGACTGGTTAGATAAACAAGCGAAAGGAGTAGGCAATAATGATTGATTTCATGTGGTTAGTAATACAATTAATATTCAGCTTAGTGTGTATTACAGCACTTATATTTCTTTTAATTTTATGTATTTGGTGCATCATTGCAACAGTCAAATTCATTATTAAAAATTTGTGAGGTTATTTGAGGGTCATTCCTCAAATAGGCATAACAGCTATCATCATTAAAAATTTTTAGAAAGATGAGCTATGACCTTAGTTTTGATAGCTGGACTAAGTGAGCGACTCCATTAATAATTAATTTCTAGTGGTAATTCGGTAGCAATGCAGTTCTAAGCTGAATGAGTGAGTGCAACTCTCACTCTTGCTATTAGACTGGTAACTAAAAATTAAAAAAGAAAGTAGGTTCAATGATGACTGTTTGCCAGTCGACAGTCTAGAACTCCTTTGTATTTTCCAGATTTTTTAAAATAATCATTCGGTGCCTATGATGGTCTTGAGCGTGATTCGATTTCACGCATAGGCATAACCCGAAATATTTTATATGGTTTTGTGAGGTGAAAAAAACTCCTTCTTACACAAATTAGTATATTCGCTAGTGAAGTTTATCGGGTGACTTGCTAGCAACATAGCGAAATCAAAAATAGAAAAGAGGAACTCCTTAAAATCTTTCTGTATTAAATCAATCTAACGCTAATTATCGCTAGTTAGTTATTATGCAAGGCGCCGTTTATTCTTCGTGGTAACTCAATGTTTGGGTCGTGCGCCTGCCCATTTTTGTAGAAACGCAAAAAAGCCCCTGCTTGCACAAGGACCTAAGATATATATAAATGACATTTATATTATATCATAAAGGAGCTGTGAAGTAGTGGGAAAATTGAGTAATTCACAATTAAAAGCACTTGATGAGCTATTGTTTGATTATGTAAGTATTGACCATAAGATTGCTGTTAGAAAGCTAGAAATTAGTGACGTTCCAAACACAGATGAAAATATTGGTGGTGGACAATCTAACGTTGTGTCTAAGCCGACTGAGAATTTAGTTGCTAAATGGGATAGTGATCAGCGGTTAAATAGTCTGTACGCGCAGAAAAATGCAGTAGAAAGCACGTTAAACGTTTTGGATGCTGATATGACTAGAATCTTTTGGTTGCGTTGGTCTCGTGGTAGTGTCAACACTTGGGAAGAAATTGCAGATAAAATGGCATATGACCGAAGCACGATTTACCGCAGACGTCAACGTATTTTAGAAATTTTTGCTGATTTTTATGGCTTTTGTTAAAAGTTGCGACTTTTGCCCCTATTTGTCGCACGAAAAATGCGTTATTATGGTATCATCAAATGTTTATGATAAGAACGAGGATTATTGAGATTTTAGAGTTGTGTTGTTTCGAATGGGTCCGCAACAGGTCAGGTCACAATGGCTAGAGTTGAAAATAAAAGGTAAAGGGTTAAACATCTTGTGACAGATGCCTAAAAAACGGTACACGATTCAGGTTGAGTGTATTACTGTTTGTCTGTGCAACCTTTTGGACGAACTGTTGGAATATAGTACAAATAGTTAGTACAGCTAGATTTTATGCTAGAGATGCGGGTGCAACTCCCGCTATTCCTCTAACAGTCACACGTTTGTGTGGCTTTTTATTTTGGATTGGAGGTGATGGAAAATCACTAAATTAACTTTAAAACAACAACGTTTTGCAGATGAGTACATCATCGGCGAAGTATATTGTATCGAGAATCTAAAAAATCAAAAAAAGTATATTGGGATAACTACAAGGACAATATCAGAACGTTTCAAAGAACATTGTAAAGCTGATACTGCATTCGCAAATATGGTAAAAATAATTTTTTTGTTTATAAATTAGATTCTGCAAAAAGCAAACAAGAATTATTTGACTTGGAAAAATATTATATTAAAAAATACGACTCATATCACAAAGGATATAATTCAACTATTGGCGGTGACGGTGTTGTCAAAGACATGTCTATAGATGTTGTATTAACTGAGAGACAATTGCGTTTTGTGAATTATGTCGAAAAGAAAAACAAAGAAGTTATTGATGTAAATGACGCTAATCAAATGATTATAAGTGTTGTTTTAAATATCTCTAACCTTTTTTTATTATGCGATTCTAAAAAAGAAAAAAGAGAATGCGCAAAATTACTATTGACATTATCGCCTTCTTTGTTGAAAAAAGTACTTAATTTTAACCTTTTTTCTCTGGAAGAATTAAGGGGGTGGGCATCATGGCGAAGTACACTTACTGGATAACAGACGAAGGTCTTTTATTGATTGAGGGATGGGCTCGTGACGGTCTCACCGAAGAACAAATCGCACACAATATGGGCATTAGACGTGAAACGCTAATCCAATGGAAAAAACGATATGTTAACATTTCTAACGCCCTAAAGAGCGGCAAAGAAGTGGTTGACCGTCAAGTTGAAAATGCTTTGTTTAAAACTGCCACAGGGTTTTACTATGACGAAGAAACTGTGACTAATCAAGGTGAAGTTGTGACGGTGCGCAAATACAGTAAACCAAATACAACAGCGCAGATTTACTGGCTTAAGAATCGCAAGCGTGAAGTTTGGACAGACAAGCAAGAAGTACAACTTGAAGCCAATGTCACAACAAACAAACTCGACGGCATCTTGGCACAGTTAGAAGATGATAGCTCATGAGCGACATGATTCTATCTGATAAATATAAAGCGTTCTTGCGACACAATGCTAAAGCCGAAGCGCTTGAAGGAACCACGGCTGCTGGAAAGACAACGGTTGGTGCTTTTAAATTCATGTTAAAAGTCGCTAAGTCATCTAAAAAGTTACACTTTATTGCTTCAAAATCAATTGGTGACGCGGAAAAGAACATTATTAATTCTGATTTGGGGATAGTTGATATTTTCGGAGAGTTGGTCGATTATCGTGGGAATGGTAGTCTTGATTATAAAATTCCACATTTGGTTTATCACGTCGATAACAAACCAGAGAACGATAAGATTATTTTCGTTCTTGGGTATGAGGATAAAACCAAATGGAAAAAGGCACTTGGTTCGCAATTTGGCTGTGGTTACATTGACGAAATCAACACGGCTGATACAGACTTTGTTCAAGAATCAACTATGCGCTGTGACTATTGGATGTGCACCATGAACCCAGACGACCCAACGTTACCGATTTATGAGCAATACATCAATCGTTTTCGTGCTTTGCCAGAATATGAACAAGATACGCCAAAGGAAATTCAAGAAGAATTAGACAAACAACCAGCGCAACCAGAATGGACGTACTGGTTTTTTAATTTCGACCATAACGCAGGACTACCAGAGGATAAAAAACAGCAAATTATCAATACGGTAGCTCCTGGGACAAAGATTTATAAGAATAAAATATTAGGGCTTCGTGGTCGGTCAGAAGGTCTTATTTTCTCTATGTTCGAGAGACAGCGCAATGTCATTACACGTAAGCAAGCTAAATCGTTTAGCTATGCGCAGTTTTCGTGTGGTGTTGATACGTCTTATTCTGAACAGTCAAACGACACAATCGCTTTTATTTTTCAAGGTATTACGCGAGACGGTAAGCTAGTAACACTTGCCGAACGAGTTTACAACAATAAAGATTTGAGCGGTGATAAGATAGCGCCATCAGATACAGTTGAGTTACTACATAAGTTCTTAAACGACTGTAAGGGCGATTGGGGCTTTGCACGTAGAATTTACGTTGATAACGCAGACCAAGCAACAATTATGGAATTGAGGAAATACGCTAATAAATATGGTCTGCTATACGAGTTCATGAATGCGAACAAAAAAGTCAAAATCATTGACCGTATAAATTTAATGGCTGGCTGGATGAAACAAGGTTATTACTTTGTCGTTGACGACTGTGAAAATCATTTACATGAATTAGATGTCTACAGCTGGAAAGAAGGCAAGGATGAGCCAGAGGACAGAAACGACCACACCATCAATGCTTGTCAGTATGGCTTTATTCCGTACGTCAAAATAATTGGTGAAAGGCAGAATAATTCTAACCAGTTCGATACGCTTCGGGCTGGTTTTGGTTTGTAATGAAAGGATATTATGACATACAAAGAAACTTTTGTAGATAGCACAGGGAAGAGCAAGACTCTTGAATTACGTTTCCACCGTGAAGCACGGATGAGATACAGTGTTCATGATTTAGACACGTTATTTGCTGATGACTATCGCTTACTTAAGGAAATACTACATCACCACGAAACAATACAGAGACCACGTATTCAAGAATTGCTTGATTATGCTGAGGGAAATAATCACGATATCAGTAAAGCTGGTAGACGTCGTGATGATGACATGGCAGACACTCGTGCCATTCATAATTTTGGACGTGCAATTGCTGTATTCAAACAAGGGTATTTGGTTGGTAATCCTATTCAGGTTTCTTATGAGGATGACAGCTATCAGGAACAATTGGACGAATTAGCTAAGCAAAATGATTTCCACCAGCTAAACCGTTCACTAGTACTTGATTTGTCTAAGACTGGTCGTGCTTATGACTTGGTTTATCGCGCACAAGATGATACGACACGAGCAGTTAAGCTAGATCCGTTAGGGACATTTGTCATTTATGACGACACTCTGGAGATGCACAGTGTCGCTGGTGTACGTTACTATCAAGCTAATCCGTTTGATGACAAGAAAAAAATTGTTGAAGTCTACACGCCAAGTGACATTATGACGTTTGAATATGACGGTACGCTTAATGAAATCAGCAGAACCACACATGCGTTTGAGTTAGTTCCAATTACGGAATACATGAATAATTCAAACGGGTTAGGTGATTATGAGACAGAGCTGTCATTGATTGACTTGTACGACGCTTCTCAATCTGATACAGCTAACTATATGCAGGACTTATCAGACGCTATTTTGGCTATCATAGGTCGTGTTAATTTCCCAGCCGACTGTGACACAGCAGCGAAGCAGATTGAGTACATGCGTAAAATGCGTAAAGCTCGTTTGTTAAACTTAGAGCCACCTATTGACCAAGAGGGCAACGAAGGAACAGTTGACGCTAAGTATTTGTACAAGCAATATGATGTTAACGGTACTGAGGCTTATAAAAAACGTGTTGTTAATGACATCCATAAGTTTACCAATACACCAGATATGACCGACGATAATTTTGCTGGTGTTCAGTCTGGTGAAGCTATGAAATGGAAAGTGTTTGGTCTTGACCAGGAACGTGTTGACATGCAAGCTTTGTTTGAAAGGTCTCTTAAACGTCGTTATCGTCTAGTGGCTAACATTGGTAAAGTTGCTCGTGAAATGACAGATTTTGACGTGTCTAAATTAATCATTACATTTACGCCGAACTTACCTGCAGACACAGCAAACATTGTCACAAATGCTAAGAATCTGTATGGCATGGTCAGTGATGAAACTGTTTTTGATATGCTTCAAACGGCGACTGGTGTTGATGCTAAAATTGAAATGGAACGTTTGAACTTCGAAGAACCACAAGAACCAGAACCACGAATTGGTGAGGTGACCGCTGATGAGCAAGAAGCACAATGATTACTGGTCAAAGCGTAGTGATGACATTATGCACTATGTTGACGGTACAGACATTGATATGTTTGCTGAATTGCAAAAGGTTTATGCTGAGCAATCAGCAGAGCTTCAACGTGATTTGTTTGCATTTGTAACGAAATATGCAGATGATAATAAAATGAGCTATTCTGACGCCCTACAGCGTCTTAGAGGAGTTGACCTATCAAATTATCAAGCTAACGCTAAGAAGTACCGTAAACAAGCTGAGAAAGACCCAGAATTGCTCAAACGACTTAATGAACAGTATGCTAGCTCAAAAGTGACACGACTAGACGCGTTAAATCTTGAAATGACATACAAAGTTGGTGTTATGCAAGAGATTATTGAAAAGTCGTTTGAAAATTATCTGAAGTCAACTGCTAAATATGCTTATAAGAAAGCCATGGGTGGCAATAGTGGGGCTTTAAATGAACCAGCGCTGAAAGAACTTATCAATACACCGTTTAATGGTCGGAACTATTCGCAGCAAGTTTGGGGCAATACAGATGATTTAGCCAGGGATTTAAGAGACGTTCTGAAGCGTGGTTTTATTCGTGGTGATGATGTTCGTAGCATGGCTGGGGAACTTGCTAAGAAGTACAATGTAGCACGTTCGCGAGCGCAAACACTTATTAGGACTGATGGCACAGCGATTGTCAATCGTTCAGCTATCAAACGTTATGAAGAGTCTGGTTTGGAATTCTATCGCATATCTGTACAGATGGACAATAGGACATCACAGATTTGTAAGAGAATCCACAGTGAAGATAAGCGTTACAGAATTGATGAGTTTGAAACTGGTGTCACTGCACCGCCTTTCCACTATAATTGCCGTTCTGCTGTTATTCCTGATGAAGATGAGTTAGACGAACAATCGTTAAGAAATATTGGAAAAGCAAATGTAGATAGCTTATTTGAAGATGTATCAAAGATTTGGGATGAAGTTTCTCATGGCGTGGTAGATAGAGAACAAATAAGAAATAAGTTGCAAGATAGGTATGATATAGGCGTTTTATCGTCTAAAATTAGTCGATATGCGGCATTTAATAATGTTTATATAGACGGCAATAGTTTATCTTCATCTTTGCATTCTCATGGTCAACAGTATACTTTAGATGAATTTAAATTGATTGAAGATGTAATTAAAAAAACTTATTTAGCTCTTGATAATTCTTCAAGGGTGGAAGGTTCACTTCTTCTTTATGCTAAAATACCTAACAAAGACCGTTTAGTTATGGAAGCAGTTATTATTCCTCGTGATGAAATGATGATGATTCATTTCAATAAAGTAGGTATTAGGCAAGAGAAGAAGAATAGAAAAAACAATGTAATACTTTACGAAAAAGGCAAAGAATAGTATAATATAGGTGAGAAAAGATAGAGGTTGAGAATCTGTCACCAACACGCCGCTTAGCTAGCGGGTCAGAAATGCGGGAGCCTCGACAGTCCCGCCTATCTTATTACTATTTGCGCTTAGAGTTATAATCTAGGCGCTTTTTTTGTACCCAAAAAGGAGAAGATATGTTTATTTGGCAGTTAATTTTAAACGCACTAGGTTTGTTAGTTTTAGTGATTATTTGTGGCTTCATTGCTATTGCAGTAAAAAGTTTTATTAAGGAATTGAAAAAATAACTTGGCTGAACTGTTCGGAATTTCCGAATGGTTCTTTTTGTGGAAGATTACTCAAGTGGTTAAGAGGGCAGGTTGCTACCTTGCTAGGCGTGTAAAAGCGTGCGTGGGTTCGAATCCTACATCTTCTGTTGACGTGGCTAGTCATTAAATAAGCCAAATAATAACTTACTAGCGTGGCTTATTGCGTTAGGTATGGAAATTACATTCGGACAAGACTAGAAAACGTGAGACGTCCGTTTTTGTGGCTTTAAGAACGTTTGGAAGTATCTAGCAAGATAGGACTAGCATGGGAGGAACAAAAATGAAAAAAGAACTTTTAGCACTTAACATGCGTAACTTACAACTTTTTGCTGATGGTAGCGAAGCTGGTGCTGACGACAACGGCGGTGCCGGCACAGAGGGCAACGAAAGCAATAACAACGGTAATGATAACGGTCAAGAGTTCAAAGGTCCGCAATCACAGTCAGAATTAGATAGTCTTACGAATAAAGCTGTGCAAAAAGCTTTAGAAAATTACAAGAAAGGTGAGGCTCAACGCATTCAAGACGCGATTGCCGAAGCTCTCAAAAAAGAAAAAGATTACTCACAATTATCTGAAGAGGAACGTGCTAAACGTGAATTTGAAGACAGCAAGAAAGCTTTTGCTGAAGAAAAAGCTAAATTTGAGCATGACAAATTGGTCGTACAAGTCGAGAAAGATTTGGTTTCTAAAGGGTTACCAGCTGATTTTGCCGAATTATTAACCGTTGGTGATGCCGAACAAGCACTTGAACAAGTCAGCAAATTTGAAAAAGCCTTTAACGACGCTGTTAACGCTAAAGTCAAAGTATCATTACGTCAGCCAGCACCTAATGCAGGTGGTAATGGTGCTTCACAAACGAATTATGGTGCAAGTCTTGCCAAAAATTCAATTAAAACTGGTGAGAAACTATTTTAAAGGAGAGCTTATATGCCAACTAAGAAATTATTTGGAAATGCTGAAATTCTTCATAATTTACCTTACGAAGCGATTTCAGTTACTGTTGACAAGTCAACAACAGGAACAGTTACAGAAAATGCACGTACAATTTTAAAAGCTGGTACGTTAGTAGCTGGTGATGGTGCTTCAATCTTTGATAACCGTACTAAAAAAGTAAAAGCTAATGCAGAAACACCAGACGGCGTTTTGCTTTATGATGTTGATGTTACAGAAGACGATGCAGTTGCAAGTCTTGTCTATCGCGGTACTTTGCGAGAAGACAAAGTCAATGGTGGTACAGTACCTGAAGGTGCTAAAACTGCTTTGAAACATATCCAATTTGTGAAAGGAGCTTAATTTATGCCTTTAATTTATGATGTTATGACAGCGGGGAATGTGTCTGGTTACTGGAATACTAGTCAACAAGCAGTTGATTCTACAATCGGTGAAAAAGTGTTCCCTGCTCAAAAACAACTTGGACTGAAATTATCTTACGTCAAAGGTGCGTCTGGTCGTCCGGTCGTATTGAAACCGTCTGCTTTTGATACAAAAGCAACACTTCGTGAACGTATGGCTGTTGAATTGGTTGATAAAGAAATGCCGTTCTTCAAAGAAGCTATGCTCGTGAAAGAAGCTGACCGACAACAATTGAACCTTATTGCTCAAACTGGTAATCAAACATTGATTGATACAATTACAGCTGGTCTGTTTGATGATGCAACAACGTTACTTTCTGGTGCTCATGCTCAATTAGAAGCTATGCGTATGTCAGTACTTGCGACTGGTAAGATTGCTGTTATCTCAAACGGTGTTGCTCTTGATTTTGATTATGGTGTAGCTGATGACCATAAAGGAAAAGTCAAAACAGCGTGGTCAGATGCAGATACAGCTACACCGCTCAAGGATATTGACACAGCTATTACAGCGATTGAAGAGCTTGGTAACAAGGCGGAAGTAGCTTACATGAGTGCTAAGACATTTGCGCAACTTAAAAACGCTAAATCTACAACAACATTGATTAAACCGCTTGCACCAACAGGAGCAGGAGTTACTAGCCAAGAATTGAAAGACTATATCCAAGATAATTATGGTTTGACTATTGTTGTTAAATCAGGTACTTACAAAGATGCTGATGGTAAAATCAAAAAATATTTCCCAGATGATAAAGTCACTTTTGCACCAAATGCGGCACTTGGTAAAACAATGTTTGGTACAACGCCTGAAGAATCAGATTTGATGGGTGGTAACAACGCTGTTGATGTGTCTATTGTTGATACTGGTATCGCAATCACAACTAAGAAACTTGATGATCCAGTCAATGTTAAAACTAAAGTATCTATGATTGCTTTACCATCATTTGAAAACATTGACGAAGCTTATATGCTTAGCACTACACCAGAAGTTTAATCGGGAGGTAGTTAATGGCTAAAGTAATTGCAGGTTTTCGAGACAAAGAAACACAGATTGTCTATGTAATCGGTGACGATTACGACGGTTCCCGTGTTGTTGAACTTACAAAAGCTGGTTTCTTGAAGAAAGAAGCTACAAAGAAAGCCACTAAATAATAAACAGGAGGTGTTCAATGACGCTGACACCACTTGATGAAACTAAAATTATCCAAAATGTTAAATTGGATTTAGAAATTACTGATAAATTACAGGACGGTTTGTTAAAAATGCTGTTAGACCGAGTGGTAAAACATTTTAAAGCAGAATATGGCGTGTCTGACATTGACGACGCCTATTCTTTTATCTTTGAGGATTGTGTTATCAAGCGATTTAATAGACGTGGTTCAGAAGGGGCACAGTCAGAAAGTGTGGAAGGACATTCAGTTTCCTATTATGAAAACAAGAACGAGTTTCTTCCCTATGATGACATGTTGCAAAAAGTTTTTGGACAGTCTGGGCAGTCACGACCAGGACGGGTGTTTATCTTATGAGATATGCTGACAGAGTTATTCTAATCACCGAAACGACCGAAGCTGATTTTTTAGGTGATAAGGTTATCAAAAAAGAAAGCCAACCGATACCATGTTTTCGTGGTGGACTAACCATTGAAGAACAAATGGCAGTTTTTGGTAAGTACAGTCTTGATAACTTTAAGTTATATTTAAAAGGTCATTATGATGGATTTGAAACAGTAAAATATCACGGTAAGACGTTAATGATTGCTGGCAAGATTCATCACAATAATCACACGGTGATTTATTTATGAGCGTATCTTTTAAGGTCAAAGGTGTAGATCGCCT